ACGTCTGTGCCAGAGTTGTTCAGTGCAGTTGTCTTGTAGCAGTTCATGCCAGCAATGTTGCCCTGCATAACGAGACCGTTACGGAGAGGTGAAGTTGCGTCGCCAGTTACCTGTACTTCTGCAAACTTAGATCCCGCCTTGAACAGGTTCTCCCAGAAGATAGGAGGTGCTACGAAGAAACGGTTTTCTTCAGGAATCGACTCGTCGTCCATCGCACGTGCCATTGCTAACATCAAGTTAACACCAGCATCTTCGTTGCCTGAACCAGTGATGTCGATAGGGGCGGCCGCTGTACCGAAAGTGGTACCTGTGTTGCCTGCACCGTCAGCCATTGCTTGGAGGACGTTAGCATCGTACTTACGCTTCAATGAGAAAGCACCTGAAGATGTAGCCAACGCTTCAAAGTTAACGTGTGACTGACGCTCTTCGATGTCGTCGATCTTGAACGCGAAAGCATTCGCTTGGTCTACAACCATAGTGATCTGGTCGTCAGCGAGGTCTTGTGGATTTACCACAGCACCACGTGAGTAAGAAGATACAGTGATTGTAGGTTCTTTGATGATGCGTACTGTGTCACCGAAGTTTTCGATTTCACCAGCATAATCAGTGTTTGTGATATCCTCTACAACAGAGGCACGACGGAAAAACTTCAGGACTTTCTGAGAAAAGATCTCAGGAGTAAAGTTACCTGAAGGCAGGTTGTTATAACCTGATGCGCTATCAAAAGCCATGTTATTACCCTTCCTTATTATGAGATAGTTAGGTTAGTGTTATTTTGAATAGTCAATTCGGCCTTCGGCTCGTGCGGCATCGATTTCGCTTTCAACTTTCTCGAATTGCCACGGCTTTAGTCGGCCAATTTCTGAAGCCTTCCAGACTTTCTTATCTGGATTTGACTCCTTTACTACGTCCTTCGCTGTAGTTTTACTTACTGCGAGTGCCGCATCGACATCGCTTTTAGGCTTCTTAGGTGCCTTAGAGATACCCATGTCCGCCTTGTACAAGTCAAGGACCCGGCTTGCCCACTTAACATCCGAGTTATTCCGGTAAATACCATCTGCGATGGTCGCTGGTTGTTCATCCAGCCATGCCAAGAATTTCTCGTCTGACTTGAGCTTAGGAAAATCTGGATGCTGATTTAATAGTTGCTGATATGCCGCTTGTGATTGAGCTTTTTGCTCACGGCCTTTCAGAGTCTCTACCTCAGACTTCAGTTCCTTTAGCCTGCTCTCCGCTTGAATTGTAGAGATGGTTTCAACCACCTTGTACACGTCAGGGTACTTTTCCTTAAACTCAACAAGTTCTTCCGGTGTTGTGGGTAGGTCAGCCTGTGGCACACCTTCCTTTTCACCTACTTGTTGCGCGTTTTGGATGTCTTCCCGTTCACGCTTCCACTCTTCAAGTTTAGAGTCATAGTGCCGCTTGAGGTCGTCATACCGTTTCTTATAATCGGTATTTGAGCCCTCTGCTGGCTCTGCGAATGCTGTAGTATTTTCTTGCGTCTCTGGAGTGGCCTCTTCTTGTGAGGGGTCCTCAGCTTCTACTACTTCTTCGTCATCGTCCTTATAGACTTCTTCCCGGTACTTTCCACGATATAGATTGTCGTCGTTAACTGTACCGAAGCTATCATTAGCTTTATTGGCGCGATGCCCTTTAGGTTTTGCCATTTTAGTCTCCTATCTCACGGGGCCTCATGGCTGAGGGTAGCCGTAGTGTGTTCACGGGGCCAGCAGGATTGCTGGGTAGCCGTTAAAATCTGTAGTTAAGCCCGATGCGGCCGGAGCGACCATCATCTGTTGCTTCTAAAGTTACGTCACCGTCTTTAGAGAATCGGTAGCGAACACTTCCGCCTAAGACGTCTTCGCCTTGAGGCACTTGAGTTTTTGATACATCAATGTCAACGGGACCGAAAGTAGCCCCCATGTTGTAGCGTTTCATGGTAGATCCGCTACCAAATTTGATTGTTTCCCCGCCGTACTCCGCAGGTAAGTTTACGTCTACGTTAGACTTACTTTTCTGTTGCTCAATCCCAGCACGTAATGATTTGTCATTTGATAAAAACATTTGACCTTCGAGAGCAAATCCAATATTCTTACCCTTCTCGTCGACAACAACACCGTCAGGAAACTCTTGAGTTCTTTTTTGCTCGTTGTAGTTGACACGAGGGCGGACAGCAAATCCTTCACCAGTACGTGGGTTTCTCTTGCTTGCTTCTCCAGAGACTTGTGCTCGGGAGGCTCGTTTACCCGTACCTCCTTCTCCTTCAGCCGAGATAAAGGATTGGTCAGGTGTATCTTGAATTTGAACTTCTTTGGGTTGACCCTGCTGAACTAAATCTTCTTGAAGTTTTTTTTCGTCGTAAAGAAATGACTCAACTTTACCCCCGTCTTCTTTACCTTTAATTGCTTGCGCGTCAAGTTGATACCTAGTATCGTTAGGGTCGTCTGAATCAACTCTTTTTGCGAACGGAATAATCGATAACAAGTCTTGTATTTCTTCAGGTCCCATCCGCTTTAGGTATATGTCCAAAAACATTGGGTTATCAAAAACTATGCTAGGATTTGATGACACAGTCGCCCCACTGTAGGCGTCTGATTCACCCGGGGGTTCTTGTAACTTCTGGAATTCTCTATCGACTTTTTTAGCTTTCTCTAAAACTGTTTTTGCTTTATCAGATAAGGCTCGATCTCTGTCATAGACTCCGGATTCGTAAAGAGAAGCAATGACATCAATACCTAGTCGAAGCATTTGATAACGTGACATTCTAGTTGCGGACGTTACCTCGTTCGCTATTTTTTCAGCGTTTTCAGTATCGCCTTGAGCAAGAGATCTGATATAGTCGAGAGACCTAGCAGTTAGCTCGCTATTGTACCGTCTACCTGTGCGATCTGCAAACCCTTGAGAATTGGTTAAATCATGAAATGCTTCGTGCATTCCGATTTCTTCAAGAGAAAGATCAGAGCGACCCTCTTCTCTGTTAGTGCGGGCTCCTCCCGCAATAAAAGCTTCTCGGGGTCCTACAGTTGGCATCGTAAAACCGTAAGTCACGTCATCTTCGCGGCTGGCAGGAAAGAATTCGTTGTTGTCGGAACCAAAAGGAATCGTTGTTATCATCGTTGCACGATCCGCAAGTTCCTCGTCTCCGGGGAGAGGCTTATCGCTAAACGCATACTTATTTAACGTATCAACGTACTTTTCTTCTTGCCGCTCTTTAATGACGTCAAACGCTTCTGGATCAAGCATCTGCTGGTTTCTTACGCTGGTCTGGTAACTTGTCCGAGCTTTGTTGTAGTAGTCATCTAACTCTTCTTGGGTTTCTAAAACCCCGCGTGAGTAGAGACGCTGTAGGTTTTCTAAGGCCACATCAAAGTTCATAAACTTTTGATCTAGCTGAGAATCCATATCTTTGACGCGATCTTCCAGAGTAAGCTCGTTTGTGACCTCACCCCCGGGTGCCATCGGTGCCGCCATACCTTCCGCAGGATTCTGCGGCTCTTGGTCTAGGGCTTCAGCTTCTGGAGATTGTCCATTCTCTTCAACACGTTTCTGTGTTTCCCTAAGACCGCGCTTATTTATCTTTTCGAGGCGATCATAGCCGATGACTTCGGCAACTTGTGGGGGGATTAACACCTCGCCTTTGGAGACGAGTAAAGAAACCTGTGTGTCAAGTTCTATTTTATCGACATCTTGAACCTTGTCAACACCTTGGGCCTTAAGTTCCCGCATCGCGTCGAGGATCATGTTCTTAACATCGGCACTGCCCATGTACTCGACAGCGGCCGCATTAAGGACGTAAGCTCCTTCCTGCACCTCTACTGGAACATCGTCCGCGACAGTCTCAGCGTCTGTCATCTGCTCGGGGGGTCCGCCTACAAATCCCACGGGACCTGTCACGGCTTCTTGTTGCCCGCCCATCTGAGCTCCCGGTACTTGACCGCCTTCGACAAAACCAAGGTAGTCTCTCATACCGCCGGTAAAGTAACTAAACGCATCCGAGGTGTAGGGTGCTACAATATTGTACGCTGGATTGGCAGTGTCGCCTAGAATAGCTCCAAGTATGGCTGATCGGGGACGTGTGACAGTGCCGGTAACAGTATCTGCAACTGTGCTAGCTACCTGAGACGCAGGATCTGAACCCCCTCGCGCTCTCTCTGCTTCGTCCGCCGCTCGTTGTTCCGCAAACATAGCTTCTTCTTCTTCAGGGGTCATCGCATACTGTGTGTCGATTGCTCCGTAAAAAGCTTTACCCTCGCCAAACGCCATCGCACCTTTTCCAGTGCTCGTTAGTTCACGAGACATGTAGCGGTCGACTCGAGCACCACCGGGAACAAGCATCCCTATGACGTTTCCGATGGCATCTGTAGCCGAATAGTCCTCAAAAATCTCCCCCACGTAACCAGCCCCGGGAAGTACTGTGTAGTCGCGTTTCATCGAAGTACCGAAACGCTCAGCAATACCGTTTGCTAGTCCTTCAAACCCTCGGCGTACTGTCGCACCAAAGCCTGTGCTACGGTCTACGGTGCTGTAAATATCACCTGCGATACCATATTCGCCAATTGCTCGGGAAAAAAATGCGGTGTCTTCTGCTCCGTATCGCCCACCCCGAGGATCAAAACCTTGGATGTCCCCATAGGCACCCATAACAGCGTAGTCTTTATTGAAGTTAAACCCTGTATCTTGGATTTTATCCAGCATGTCAAACTGGGCGGAAATCTTGTCTATTTCCGAATCTTCGCCAACATCTCCGGGGCCGTAGTAGTCCCCCTCACTGTCTGTGCCGTACTGCCCATCGTATGAAGGGCCACTAAACCCCGGCTCGCCGGGATCGTCAAAGGTACCGCTGAAGAAATCGTTGTTGTCGTTTCCGTTATCCGTAGAGGAAGAGGAACCTCCGCTGTACCCCATAGCGTCATTGAAGGAGTCGTCAAAATCTCCTGCCGATCCGCCCCCGCCTCCGCTATTCCAGTTTCCCATTTCTTATTATCTCTCTTGTTCTACGACATTCTGATGGTTAGATTTGAGGTTCTGGAGGGTTTCCAGTAAAACCATCTTCCCCTGCAACTGGAACATTTCCCGTTCCGATTGTGCCGTTACCAACCCCCGAAGCGTCAACTGGTGCAGGTCCGTTAGGTACTGCGTCAGGGCCTCCCATGCCTGCGGGTTGTTGACCAGCGGGGCCACCTTGAGGGCCTGTTCCTTGTTGAGCATTTGCTAGTCCTTGTAGCACTTTCGCGTATAGCTGTGCTTCATCTAAGTCGTTTACGAGCTCTTCCGGATCGATGTCCTGAGAGATAGCCAATTCCTTCATCAAGTTTGGTAGCTTAATAAACGGTGCGAGCATCGGGTTAGCAACCGTCTGGAGAAGCGTTGTAAGCCTCTGTGAGCGGACTTCTTTCTGCATGACTGCCGAGGTACCCCGAGGCTTAATAGAGAGGTCTCCTTCGATGTCTGGTGCCTCGTCGTTGTATTGCATATTCCATTGGAAATAAGACAACCCAAGAGGCTTGAGTAGGAAGTCGTCAATATTTTTGACCACCGTCTTAATCGACATGCTACCCTGTGATAAGAGCATGGATAGTCCGGAGGATGTCCGTCCTGTACCAGAGACTCCTGTTTGCCCGTGCATAACTGACGGGATACCTGTCTCTTCATCAGCCAACTGACGACTGATTTGGTACATCTGAATATTTTCAGGTGCGGTGTTAGGGAACTTGAGACCGTTAATCGCTGTACCGGTTACACCCGACTGACGTCTGAAAACCTTGCCGGGGAATATGTCAAAGTTCTGGCCGGGAACGAGACTCGCCTCATCCACGTCAAATACGAGATTTCCAGCGAGAGCTAAGTTGTCAATTGCCATCCGCACGTGCCCATTCATGAGCATTTGTGCATCTTCCATGTTTTCTGCTACGCCTACGCCCCAGATTTGGTACGGGTTAACCTCGAATGGGAATGCGTAGAAGGGGATGCGGGCGGGCATGAATGGGTTTAACACGCAACGCAACACGTTATTTCCGCAAATCCATGCGTTAATCTGGACTTGGTCGAGCTCAGACATACCCTCAGGTAACTCAAGACCTACCTCGTCGGCAAACTTAGCGTCGAGAACACCCCAGTACTCGAGAACCTCAAAGCGATTCTCTTGGTAGTAAGGTTCCGTATCATCCTCACGAATGGTGTCTTCGTAGTACTTATCTTCGTAGTTAGGTCCCTTTACGATTGCTGTTTCAATAGCATCAGCGTTAAAGTAGGGGCGATTCATGAGACTACGTAACTGCTGACGATTCATGCGGTGACGTTGGATTACGTACTCACAGTCTTCGATGCTGGTTGCAGAGGGATCAGGGTGAAAGTCCCAGACAGAGACGTGCTCAATACGAGGAGATACTTTTTCTTGTGGAGCGTAAACACGAGTACCGTCTTCACCGCGCTCCCACTTGTGTACCCTGTCGTAAAAATTCAAGGGGCCCTTGACGATGCCCGTTCCTAGTAGGGACGCCTCAAAGATAGCGTAACGCATGACGTTTACAGCGTCTGTGTCTAAGAGTTGGTCGTGGATAACCTTCTCCAGAGCACTTGCGGCTTCTTTAGCCGGTTCAAGCTGGGGTTCTCCAACTTTTGAAGGACCTTCCGCAAGGCTGTCTGCCATATCTTGGTATTTACCAAAGTTAACAGACGTAGCCCCCGGCTCGAGCTCCATGCCATCTCCCGGAAAACCGAAAGGACTTTGAGCTTCATCAGCAGGACCTTTTATGTGTGCGTATTTTGCGATACCCTCTGGTACAGGGCTAGCCTCAACAACGATTGGAAACTTCTTGTTGGCGAACAGGATGTCAATAATTTGACCGTACGCGGCAAGTACTTTCGTTTTCGTTATTTTGATAAATACTTTAGAACGCTCGGAGTCACGATACTGCGTCGAGCTATCGTAGATTCCACGATAGTTTTTGTACGCTTGTAACCAGCGTTGTTCAAAAGTACGGCGGCCATTCTCAGAATCTTCAAATTTCTGTTGAATGTGACCGGCCAGCCCCGGCATTTTATTCTCCGCGTCGACAAACTCGACTTGGGAATCGTCGGGGGCTTGGAGGAAGCCCTCATCAGCCATGTTTAGGTACCTAAATGGTTATTAAAGTGCAGATTGCTTGTCTGAGTTCAGAATTGACTGATCTAAAGACTCTTTCTTTGTCTTAGGCATTGCTTCGATCAAAGACTCTGTTTTAGCAACGGTGTCAAAGTCTTTACCTTCACGATAAAGGTTATTTTCGCCGCAGTTGTAGTCGATACCTTTCTTATCAGCATTCATGATGTCTGCTTCTGAGTATTTCATTGGTTTTCTCCGTAGGGTTTATTGCTCAAGTCCTGCTGTATGTTTGAGAACTCATCGTATGCAGGACCTGTTGAAGGTTGAGTAGGTTGAGTTGGCTGTACGTCTTGACGTGAGAACAGATCTTTGGCTTGACCCATAAGGTCTTGCCCCACATCGTAAAGAGTACTCGGTTGTCCTTCCTGAGAAGGCTGTAAGTTTTCTTGGACTGCTTTCTTGAGCATGTAAGCACCGTAGATGGTGCGGCCAGCTTTGTAGATTCTTCCTGCTTTTCTCGCAAAGTTCTTGAATGAGGGAGGGAGGTCTGGTTCTGCTCCGGGCATTCCTGACGCCTTACCTTCTGCAATAACGTCTAGTGCTGTTCCGAAAATATCAGCGGCCTGTCCAATACTCGGTGTTTCTGTAGGACGTTGATCTTCAATCGGCTGGCTTGCTTGACGAGTACGCTTAGTCAATTCGCCGACAGCACTTAAAGCATCCATGACGTTTTGCGGTAGATCGCTATAGTCAATAGGCTTGTTCTTATCTACGATTGTGACATCAGGCTCTTTCTTACCGCCTGCTTGCGAAATAGTTTGCTGGGCTTCCGCATACTCGGGGCTATTCAAGATTCCCGCGAGTGTTATTTCTCCCTGCGCTTGAGTAATACGAGATTCTGTTGTCTTTACACCATAGTCTTCGATAGCGAAAGCTTTGTATGCTTCTGATAACTCATCGTCAGCTTTAAATACAAATGTAGAACCATCTTCCTGCGTTGCTATTAACCCACCGCCCTGAGGTGGTAAAGATTTTACAAATTCCGGGCTGAGTACTTTCTTTAGCCGGGTACTTGTCACTAAATCTTTTGCAATAATGACTGTACGTAGTTCTTCTGGTACAGTTTGGGGGTCAATTCCGATATCTGTCAAGTACTGAGGAACATTTCTTGTTTCTGAGTACGCAATAACTTTAGCATCGGTCTTGAGCAACTTAGGCTCAATCACCTCATTGTACGTTTCATCATCGACGTACTTCGATGCTTCGTCCGTGCCCATACGGCCGGCGGCAAATATACGCTCATCTTTTTCGAGACCACTCTCTAGGAGGATGGCCTCTTCTGCGTTACGATAGTCTGAGAGGGTAAAGCCCCCTGTTACAACATTACCTGTTGGGCTTTTCCGCTCAACTTCCGGCATGTCCTTTTTAAGCTCTGCGTTAACAGACTTAATGAGCTTCGCATCGTCTAAGAAAATCTTGCCTTGTTTTCTGTCACCAATAGCCTGCTCGAGAAAGACGCGAGCCATAGGACGTAAGATTACAGTCTTCTCGCCTGTGGGTTTGTTCTTACTCTTACCCTCGATAAACGTCAGAGTCCCCATTACAGCGTCGTACCCTGATACTTCGAGGTCAGCCATATCAGTGAGTCGTAACCCACTAAAGTATTTAAATCCTAGGAAATCTCTTTCTAATTTCTTCCCTTCCTCGTTTAACCGAGTCAGAACAGCCTTTGTTCCTGCGTGAAGATTGCCCTCAAACTTTTTCTTTGTGCGTCCGCGGAAGAACTTGTACCCTGTGTACGTATCCCACTCTTCTTTGCTCATGAGAGAAGATAGTCGGTTTTGAACACTCGCTTGGGGCCCAGCTTTTTCGTTTAATCCAGCATCGGTAAATATGGTGTTTATTCGGTTATTGACCTGCAAAACTCCAGATTGTGCTGAGACTTCTCCTCTTTGCTTCGCGTCGCCTAGGGACTTCAAAGAATAGGGGCTTGACATATTCCAAGCAGTAATTGCTTTACCGTCGTCAAGGTCTTTTACCTTGATGTCAAGAATAGGAGTATCTTCGTACTCAAACCCAGAAAGCTTACCCAAAACAGCAGTAATCTCTGTTTTTAGCTTAGGTTCTTTTTGTGCCTTAAACGCTAGAGCCTGCCCGAGTGTGTACTCTTGCAGTTCTTTCGCTGAAACTAACTTAGGTGTAGCCATTTAGTATCCAAAGGTTGTGTCCTGTGGCTGGAATGTGCTATTCTTGATGTCGTTAAGAGTTTTGTGGATGGAGACGTAGCCTGATGTTCTTGTCATCAACATATAACGTAAGGCGTCATAGGCGTGATCTTCTGCTTTTGTGTCTACGTCTTCTGAATTGGTTTTAGATAGCGGTATGCCAGCGAGTTGTTTTATTATATTTGTGCAGGTGTTGAAGAACTTGACTGTAGGCTCTCCAGTGAATTCGTTATCACCGAGACGGCGATGGATTTCCATCTTGCCTTGAATACGTGCACGGTCTGAGGGTGTCCAACGACACCCCATCCGTATCATCGTTTCTGCGATGGACGGCCCGTATCCTGTACGGTTCCAGCAAGAAGAATCAAGGACAGCATAGTGAGGTGCAGGGTCCCACTCCTCTAATTCTATTATTTTAGCGGCCAATTGCTCTGCTGTAAAGTGTTTTACGTAAAGTTCTCGATAGACCCATACGTTGTTGTCCCAATCGATTGCACCCCAGAGTACGCACGAAGGGCTCGCATAACCGTAGTCAGCCGCCCTGATTCGGGGCCAGTTAGTGGGTAAATCGTGAGGATCGACAACGTGCTTGAGCTTGTTAAACTCGGGGAAGGCACATCCTTCGGCGACATCCCAGTCTCCGTCGAGCAAGCGTTTACGCTCCACCTCTGGTAAGGAAAGGAGCATTGCTTCGTACTGTCCATCCCGCATGAGGTATGGATTGTCGGTGAGGCGGGCCGGTACAAATTTTCGCCAATAGAGCGGCTGGCCTGCCTTCTCATGTCCCTCAGGGTATACGTATGCCTTTCCTGACTCCATATCGGTGGGAACGAAAGGCTTACCGGGGTCTCCCTGATCGATGTACATCTTTTTGACCCACCATCCTCCAACTCCGCCGGGGTTTGCCGTACAGCGCATGGAGAGATTCTGGGAGAGCTCGGGGTCTGTTGAACGAAGACGTGACCGTAGATAGTCCCAGACATAGGAGGTGGGGTACTGGGTAATTTCATCGATGGCGATCCAGTTGAAGGCCTGACCTTGGTATCGTGTTACGTCTTT